GTCAACATGCACTTCAACCAGAGCATCCGAAAGCATTGGGGTTCTTAGGTTCTATTTATACAGACGAAGGCGCGTGGAAAACAATGGCAAAGTTTTCAAAGAGTACAAAGAAAGATGAATAGATGTAATGAAAAGAGCTCCGTATTTCTCGGAGTTACCTATACCAAACAATCTGGTAACTGTTGAGAGGGAGATACGGCTGTGGAGGGCTGTGATAGATCAAGCGTTGTTAGACTTTTTACATGAAAGCAATCTCAGTGAAAACCTTTCCAATAAAGAACGCGCCAAGATTTGGTTGCGCGGAAAGACAGAAGATTTTAGTATCGTTTGCGAATATGCATACTTAAATGCACAATATGTTCGTGACGAGATATTTAATATTATAGGCGGAATAGATGAGTTATACAAGTAACAGAGCAACAACAGCATACACTACCCAAGTGGGTGGCGATCATTATAAGAAGTACAAGATACAACCATCAGAGTTCGTTAACCAGAACAAATTTCTTTTCGCAGAAGGTAATGCAATCAAGTATATCTGCAGACATCAAGACAAGGGTGGCAAGCAAGACTTACTAAAAGCAAAACATTATATCGACATGATAATTGAGAGAGACTATGAGTAACACAGGAGACAAAAGCAATGGCAAAAATAATAAAGAACGTAGATATACAAAATATCGAACTCGATTCTGAGCAGACCCTCTGGACTTATTGCGCTTTAGATTGCGCAGTGACTCTGGAGATTTGGCAGAAGATTAAAAAAGAATTAGACGATACCACTTCCAAAACATATCAGTTTGAAATAGATAGCCTCAAGCCTGCGATGGCTATGATGCAGAAGGGTTTGCGCGTAGACCTAGAGAAAGTTAAGAACATGCGTGCCCCCTTGAAAAAAGCGCGCTTGAAGTTAGAGCGTATGTTGAATCTATTTGCCCAAGCGGCAACAGGTAAAGACTTAAACCACGCTTCTCCAAAACAATTGCAGGATTTATTTTATGTACACTTAGGTATACCTAAGATCATGTCATATAAAAAAGGTAAGTCAAAAGTTTCAACAGATCGTGAAGCGCTAGAAAAACTGCGCGAAAATTATCCACGAGCAAAAGTATTTGCCAACGCGATTCTTGCGTTGCGCGATATTGACAAACAACTTGGTGTGCTAGAAACAGATAGAGATAAGGACAATCGCATTCGTTGTTCTTATAATGTGGCAGGTACAGAGACAGGTCGTTGGTCATCTTCAGAAGCCCCTTGGGGTACAGGAACTAACCTTCAAAACATAACAAAAGACTTGCGCGAAATCTTCATTCCAGATGATGGAATGACTATGTTCTACGCAGACTTGGAACAAGCAGAATCTCGTGTGGTTGCCTACTTAACAGGCGATCAAGGATATATTGATGCTTGTGAGAGTGGTGACTTGCATACCACAGTGGTCAAGATGGTCTGGAAAAATATGGGTTGGAGCGGTGATCCTGCCCAAGAAAGAAAGCTAGCCGAGAATCCTTATTACTTACAATTTAGTTTTAGAGATATGTGTAAACGTGCAGGTCATGGTACTAACTATGGTTTGTCCGCCGCATCCTTGGCTAGACATCTGAAGATCAAAGTAGCACATGCTACACGATTCCAATTACTTTATTATGGTGGAGTAGTCAGTCTTGATTCCGTGAATCGCTGGCATCAGCAAGATACTAAAGCTGGTTTTGATGAGCTTCTAGCATATGGTAAGGTATATGGTGAGAAGGCTAAATACGTTGAAGTGCCTGGAGCATTCCCTGGAATACGCAAGTGGCATGACAACATAGCAAATGAGTTGTTAAATACTGGAACACTAACTACTCCTATCGGCAGACGCAGACAGTTCTGGGGTAGACTTGATGATGCCACAACACTACGTGGTGCTATTGCTTATGTACCTCAATCTACGATTGGTGATTTATTGAACATGGGATTATATCGAGTGTGGAATGAGTTGCGTGATGATGGTGTTCAAGTATTAGGACAAGTACACGACGCGATTTTAGGACAGGTTCCTACTGAAAAGATAGATGAGCTGATGCCTAAGATCGTTGAGTGTATGACAAATCCTATTCAAGTAGGCGAGAGAACATTGGTGATACCTTCTTCTGTTGAAGTGGGTAAAACTTGGAAGAACATGAAAACATGGGAAAGGGGGCACGATGGCGCGAATATATAAAGACTATATAGACGCATGTGTACAGGCTACAGAAAAAAGTCCGATACCTAAGTTGTTTAGAACTTGGGCGGCGCTGTCATCTGTGTCTGGTGCATTAGGTAGAAGAGTGTGGATGCCTATGGCTAACTACGATATACGTGCGAATATATTCGTCGTGCTTGTAGCAGGACCTGGGCGAAACAAATCAGTTAGTTTGATTCTACCATTTAGTAAAGTATTTCGTAAATTAACAACACCTGTAGGTACAAAACCAGACCACGAGAATTTTAATTCTGGATTAGTTGAGTACGGTTTGAAAGAGTTTCCTCTCTATCTTATACAAGATAGAATTACTCCAGAGAAATTAGCAGTGGATATGTCTAAGTCTTCTAGACTAGACATGAGATTATCTACAATGGGTGATGAATTCTTTGATGGGTCATTAACATTAGTAACTTCAGAACTTGGTACATTTCTATCAAGACACGAGCGTTATCTACAAATGTTCTTGACTGATATGTGGGATAGTAAAGAAGAATACTCACATAAAACCAAGACTGCAGGTGAGCACATTATTAAAGGTCCTTGTTTAAATTGGATTGCATGTGCTACACCCGAGCAGTTTGTTGATAACTTACCAGAAGATGCTAGGTCACAAGGTCTATTATCTAGAATCATTCCTGTCTTTTATGATGGTGAAAAGATTCCTCAGTCTTTATTACAAGATAGAGTTGATGATGCAACTATTGTTAATCTAAGACATGACTTGTCAGAGATTGCTAAGATGTATGGACCTGCGAGATTTGATGACCGAGCATTTGATAAGATCAATGAGGATATTGAAACAGGACTTGAACCAATACCGACTGATGCAAACTTAGCTGAGTATACACAACGTAGAGTATCACACTTTATTAAAGTATCCTTGGCTATCTCAGCTAGTAGTTCTAAAGATAAGATCATTACTTGGGATCACTGGCAGAGAACTAAGGACTTAATGTTTGAAGTAGAAGAGGCTATGCCTCGTGCGTTGGCAGGCTTTGGTATGGCTAGGGCGGGTAAACTAGCACAAGATATGGCAGTATGGTCGAAAGAAACTATGGCAAATTCGAAGCAAGGATACATCCACCTTCGACACTTTAAGCGGGAACTTCTTCGAAGAACTCTCGCACCAGGTGAATCAGAGCAGACTGTCAAGGCTATGGAAGAAGCGGGATATATAAAAATACAAGATGGTCTTGTATTCCCCGTGAAGTTGTGATAGGATGAGAAACTCGCCTCGAGAAACATTCAAAATTAATAAAGGAGCAAACATGAAAATAAATATAGACTACTCTCGCGATGACCTCTTGACAGAGTCTGGCAAAACAATACTGAAAGATAGATACTTACTACCCACTGAGGCTAGTCCTCAAGATGGCTTTGCCCGAGCGGCAAAAACATTTGCTGATGATCAAGCACATGCACAAAGATTATATGATTACGCAAGTAAGTTATGGTTTATGTTTTCCACACCTGTCTTATCTAATGGGGGTACAACACGAGGGCTACCTATATCTTGCTTCTTAAATTATGTAGATGATTCACGTGAAGGATTAGCAGATCACTATACTGAAAACATATGGCTGTCTAGCATGGGCGGTGGTATCGGTGGATACTGGGGTGATGTTAGATCACAAGGTATGGCTACAAGTATTGGTAATAAAACTACAGGTGTGATTCCTTTCATGCATGTGGTTGATTCACAGATGACTGCATTTCACCAAGGCGCAACAAGACGTGGTAGTTATGCATCATACATGGATGTATCTCACCCAGAGATTGTAGAGTTTATTGAGATGAGAAAACCTACAGGCGGTGACATACACAGAAAGAATTTAAATCTACATCATGGTATTAATATCACTGATGCTTTCATGGAAGCTGTACAAAAAGGTGACTCATGGGATTTGATTGATCCACATACTAAACAAGTTATTAAAACAACAGATGCTAGAACTTTATGGATTAAGATTCTTGAAACAAGAATAGCTACAGGTGAGCCATACATTTCATTTATTGATACAGTGAATGCGGCGCTACCAGAATCACAAAAGAAACTAGGATTAAAATTCAACCACTCAAACTTATGTTCTGAGATTACATTACCTACAGCCAAAGACAGAACTGCTGTGTGTTGTTTATCTTCAGTGAACTTAGAATACTTTGATGAGTGGAAAGACAACAAATTATTTATAGAAGATTTGGTGCGTATGCTTGATAATGTTTTAGAGCATTTCATTACAAGTGCCCCCTCTTACATGTGGCGCGCAGTTAATTCCGCGCGTTGTGAAAGAGCCATTGGCTTAGGTGCGATGGGGCTACATAGTTATTTCCAGAAGAGAGAGGTGGCTATGGATGGTGAAAAGTCTAAAGATATTAATGAGTATATATTTAAGCATATACATAACGAGGCTCAATCTGCTAATGAAAAGCTGGGAGCAGAGAGGGGTTCTCCCGCAGACATGGAGGGCACAGGGCTAAGACATTCTCATGTCATCGCCATTGCTCCTAATGCTTCTTCGTCTGTTATCTGTGGGGGGACTTCTCCATCTATCGAACCACTGCGCGCAAACGCGTTTTCTCAAAAGACTTTAAGTGGTACATTCCTCATGAAGAATAAATACTTAGAAAGAGTATTGATTAGACATGATAGAAATAACAAAGAAGTTTGGAAATCTATTGTGACTAACGGGGGTAGTGTACAGCACTTAGACTTTTTATCTGATGAGGAAAAGAAAGTGTTTAAGACAGCTATCGAGATGGACCAGAGGTTGCTAGTTGATCTAGCGGCGGACAGACAACAATACATTTGTCAATCACAAAGTTTAAACTTGTTCTTACCACCAGATGTGGACACCAAAACATTACATGGTATTCATTTGAGAGCGTGGAAAGGTAAAGTCAAAACACTTTACTATATGAGAAGCCAAGCTTTAAAGAAAGTAGAGAACCTATCTAGTCAGATAGAAAGAACTATAAGACAAGACTATCAACAAGAAGAAGCCGCATGCGTGGCTTGTGAAGCATAAAGGAGAACACATGTCAGTATTTCAAGGAAGAGAATACTATAAACCATTTGAATATCCATGGGCATTCGAAGCCTATGACCAACAACAGAAGATGCACTGGCTACCCAGTGAGGTTCCATTACATGAAGATGTAAATGATTGGAACTCTAAGATGAATGATGCAGAAAAGAATCTAGTGAAACAGATTCTAACATTCTTTACACAAGGTGACGTAGATATTGCACAAGCCTATATGGATGTGTATATACCCATGTTCAAAAAACCAGAAGTGCGTATGATGTTATCCGCTATCGCTACGTCGGAGGCTAACCATGCGCATAGTTATTCATTACTTAATGATACCATTGGTATGGATGACAGAGAATACAAAGCATTCCAAGAGTATGCAGAGATGGCAGACAAACATAACTATCTCTGGGAAAGCAAAGGGGGCACGGAAGAAGAGAAGATCGTTCGTGACATGGCTGTGTTCTCTGCATTCGGTGAAGGACTGCAGTTGTTTGGATCATTCATTATGCTTCTAAACTTTCAACGCTTCGGCAAAATGAAAGGCATGGGGCAAATCGTAGCGTGGTCAATCAGAGATGAGAATCACCACGTTGAGAATATGATTAAACTTTTACATACTGTATTAGATGAGAAGCCACATATCTGGAATGACAAATTCAAAAAGTCATTGTACGATATATGTAGAGATATGGTAACTCTTGAAGAAAAGTTTATTGACCTGGCATTCCAACAAGGACCAGTCGAAGGCTTGACTCCTCAAGAAGTAAAGAACTATATACACTACATGGCTGACAGAAGATTACTTCAGTTAGGCTTGAAGCCTAACTACGGAGTAAAGTCAAACCCATTAGAATGGGTAGACTATATTGTCAATGGACAGGCACACGAAAACTTCTTTGAAACTAGGGCTACTGAATACGCAAAGGGCGCAGTTCAAGGAGATTGGAGCGATGCATTTTCCTCTTGACAAATTGTTTAACTTGTGATATAGTTATAACATTAAAGGTACTAAATGTACCCCTCCTTAGTATAGGGCATGGTGCTTATAAAGAGAAAAAAACGGAGACAGGGGGGCACGAAGAACCTTACTTCTTCTAGATGCAATATTTAGAAACAGTTTGGGGATCTCACGTTTCCACAAACGTACGAGGGGCTGGTAGAAATACTAGCTCCTTTTCACTTACAGAGACATGACAAATCAAAATACCTATCCACAAAAAACTAAATACGACAGCCTTGCAAAAAAGCTGTATCTGCTATTCAGCAACAAACGCTTGACTTCTAAACAAAAGTTTGCTACACTCCCAATCAAAGACAAGGACTACTGGAGAGCCTTGGCTGAAATATCAATAAAGGAGAAACTATGGCAAACCCAAGAACTTTCTCCGTAACTAACTCATTTGTTAACAGATGTTTAAACATCTTCAACAATACAGGAACAGACGGAGACTCAGAATTAGAACAGTACGCGAGAGCAGAATATAAAGACGATTGGTACTGGGCTATGACTTTCTATAAAGAAAATCAATACTTCCCTAACGTATTAAGAATACCACAGAAGTAATCTATAAGAGGAATAGGCTAGGCTTATTGCCTAGCTTTGTTCTTCGAACTCATAAAAGAAATTAGTATCATCACCCGCTGTATACTTAGATTTATTTTCCACACCATATTCAATAGTTGAAACCTTATAGTCTGGGAACCTCATCTTCTTTGGGGATAAAGACTTATCATAAAATATTACCCGATTGTTAGGCTGAGCGGCGAAATA